AAGACTTTCGTGCTTAAGTTTGGCAGCGCCATGTTTGAGAAACGAATGTAGTTGTATGTACTGTTTGGCCGTCAAACGGTCAGCACCGTAGTGCTCTTGTGCGGCAACAGCAAGTTCGTTCAATTGCGCTTGAGTGTGGTAAGATTTTGTTGCTGCGACAGCTGAGTTGCGAGCTTCAACAAAGTGGCCCTCATGTTTGTAAATTGAACCAAGAAATTTAGCTGTGCGCCTGAACAGGTCGTTGCCGACATAATTGTCTGTCATCAAGAAACCGGCGAACTCACCAACACTGGATTTAGACAGTTTGAGTTTGTGTCTGGTGGTCTGAAGAAGTTCGGCACCCAAACGGGTGAGCACAGCATCTCTGCATCTATGCGTGCTGTCATCACCCATGTAGGCAGCCCAAACGAGCTGGATGAAGTCATAGAGGGCGTGAGTCAGAGCGCAATTGTTATAAGTGTTCTCGATGAGTGTGAAAGGGTTACCTGAATGTTGCTTGTCCTCGCCGTGTAAAGACATGTTGCCTGCATTTGTGCGTGCATACATCATCCAGGTCTCGCGGAATTGCTTGAAAAGATCGCAGAGCTTTGGTGGGACACCTAGACAACGCATCAGCCAATCGGTCATCTCGGCCATCTGCTTGTTGAACATAACATCCCACTCCACATAATCGTTGTCCACAAACATTTTGCCTATGTTTTCGCGGAGCTGGAGGAGGGCGGTCAGTCTATTCACCTTATCTTCATCGGAGCCCTCAGTCGCAAAATATATGTGCTGGCCGTTGTTCTCAGCAACTTGGGTCAACTTCTTGGCCAGAAGGCGCGCATAGGCACAAAGCATCATGTTCCACCGCTTCGAGTATGCTGCAATGCCCTGACCGGCTTTATCAGTTTCGGCCGCAAAGTCGGCGGGCTTCCACTTGGTTTGACGCTTCATAGTGAAGTCGAGCTGCTCGTCGTACCATTTCATTTCCTCAGCGATTTCTGCATGGGCACGTGCCTTCGGTGAGCCACCAAACTTTTCGTCGAAGGATTCGATGTATTCGCGGTAACATGCGCGCTGTTCTTCAGGCGTGGTTTTCAACTGCTCCTCCAACTTCGACATAGAATGTTTGTTGCCGAAAAGGGCTTTACACAGACCTTGTTTCAAGTGAGAGAGCGTAACGCGACCCGCCTTGAGTGTGGTCCTTGGTGTTTTCCTGGCATATCTCTTTACAAGTGTAAAGGCAGTTTGGTATGGGTCATTACTGACTTGGGGTACAGTTGCTGGCCCAGCGCCATGAACTGTTACACCTTTGACAACAGGTGGTTCACTCACAAGTATGTCTTTATTAATGGAAAGTTGACCGCTTTCAATGTTAGGCACGGGCGTTCTGTAGTAGGGCGCAGTATTCGGGTGCCTGGCAAAAGCGTTTTCCACAGTGTGTTTGGCAACCTTCATCGAGCAGTTGTCGACGGCAGGCGGACTCTCTACTTGTTTGATCAGGCCCAAAGGGCAGTTGATCTCCATTGGCGTGG